CCTATAGTTCCACCGGAGCCAAAAGATCCGGAAGACCCTGTTCCTTTAATACCTAGAACGGGAGACGATGGAGGCATTTATCCGTGGGTCGGTGTGATGTTATTTTCGATAGCAGGGCTATTACTCTCTGTTCGAAAAAAATTGAAAGCAGATAGAGACTAGTGTAGAGCTTATCAGTAAGCACTAAGAGAAAGGGAGCAGGAGACTTTTCCTGCTCCCTTTTTTCGCCGATCGAGAAATTTAAGAAAATAAGGCAGGTGGTTGTAATCAATAAAACATATATTTACAAATTGCTCGTTGTGTTTTTTGCCCTACTTCTCAGTTTCTCTTCTTATATGGTGGCTCGACTATATATACAGGGGCAAGAAGAGCAAGCAGCCTTCGATCAATTGACAGATAGCGTCATCAGCCAGAATGATACTTTTACTTCTGAATATGAAAATAGTGATGGGATGCAAACTACTTCTAAATATACAGAGTATTTGTCAATTTATAAAAAGAATAATGATTTTGTTTGTTGGATAAATATCGATGGTACGCTCGTAAATTATCCCGTTATGTACACGCCGGATGATCCTCAATATTATTTACGCCGTGCCTTCGATAAGAGTGATTCACAAAGTGGAACACCTTTTGTTGGCGAAGGCGGAAATATCAATAGTGATTGCTTTATTATATACGGCCATAATATGGACAACGATAGCATGTTTGGAACCCTGGATCGTTATAAAGAAGCTGCCTTTTATAAAAAAGCATCTACATTTACAATTACAACGCTAACAGAAAGACGTACTTATGAAGTGTTTGCAGCGATTGAGACCTACGTGTCTGATGAAGAAGGACTTTATCCCTATAAGTATTCAGGAAACATAGATCTAAAAGATTATGATGATTTAACCAACTGGCTTCTGGATCATGCTTTGTATGATACAGGGGTATTTCCTTCATACGGCGAACAAATCGTATTGTTGTCTACGTGTAGCTACCATACAAAAAATGGACGCTTTGTCGTGGCTGCACGACGCATTTCTTAAAAGGTCAGTAGATAAGAAAAAACCTTATTGCCCAAAACCGCATAACTTGTCCAAGGGGATAATGAGAGGATCATTATCCCTTTTGTTTTGCTCCTCTCGAAAATTATCGAAAGGAGTTTTTTATATGAACAAACTCATTTATGTCTGCTCTCCTTATCGGGGAGATATCAGGACCAACACGGAACAGGCCAAGGGATACTGCCGAAAAATTGTTCAAGAAGGCGGTATTCCCATCGCTCCTCATCTTCTCTTTCCGCAGTTTATGGATGACAGCATTGCTAGCGAGCGAGAGCGAGCAATGGAGATGAACCTTGAAATTATGCGCCACTGCGATGAGATTCATGTCTTTGGCCATCAGATTAGCTTCGGGATGTTTGAGGAAATACAGGCGGCAAAGAAGCTAGGCATCCCTGTGGTGCAGGAGGAAGTCGAATGAAACTAACCATTTACACAGCAGATACCTGCGGACAGGAATCAAATGTCTACTATCCGAACAGGCTTGATGTAACGGACGAAGCGGCTTTCAAGGATGCGGTCTCCTTTGACCATGTGGCGGCAAGGTATCAAAACAACTATCGCAGCAATGCAAACTTCATTGAATCCGATCATATCAGCATGGACTGTGATAACGAAAAAAGCGATGCTCCTGAGACTTGGATTCTACCTGAGGATATCCTAAGTCTCTTTGACGGTGTCTCTCTCGCTATCGCTACCAGTAGAAATCACATGAAGGAAAAAGGCATAAGATCCGCAAGGCCGAGATTTCATGTCTACTTTCCCATCCCTGAAACAAGAGATAGCGAAGGCTATGCACAGCTCAAAGAAGAACTCGCAGACCTCTTTTCTTTCTTCGATGCCGGAGCTTTGGGAAGTGCTCGGTTTATGTACGGAAATCCCGATACGGAGGTCATTTGGCGTGAAGGAGATCAGCTTATCACGGACTTTATCCGAGACGATTTTGCCGAATGGGATGAAGCGCAAAGCGAAATCCCGGAAGGTTCAAGAAATAAGACGCTCTCGCACTATGCCGGACGCATCATCATAAGACTTGGCGCAACGGAGGAAGCCCATGAGATGTTTCTTAAAAAGGCTGACCTTTGTAATCCTCCGCTCCCGGATCATGAACTTCAAACCATCTGGCAGAGTGCGATGCGCTTCGGAAAGAAAGTATCGGCACAGGAAAGCTATATTCCTCCGGAAGAATACGGCAAGGACTTCTCACTTATGCCGCCCGATTTTTCGGACATCGGTCAGGCTAAGGTCTTGACCCGAGAAAAAGGCGAGATCCTCGTCTACACCGATGCGACAGACTACATGACCTATAACGGGACGCATTGGGAGGAATCAAGGCAAAAAGCGGTCGGTGTCTGTCAGGATTTTTTGGATAAGCAGCTGGAAGAAGCAAAGGCTGTGCTTGGAAAAGCGACAAAGTTTCTCACGGGATCAGGGGTAACCCAAGAGCTCATTCAGGCAGGCGGCAGGACGCTTGAAAAAGCTATCGAGCCTGAACAAAAGAAAACATTTGATTTATATCGAGTCGCCCTTGCCTATAAAAATTTTGTCATGAAAAGGCGTGACATGAAGTATGTCACTTCCGCACTTCAGGCGGCAAAGCCCATGCTCCTTAAAATGATTCAGGATTTTGACAGTCAGGATTTTATGCTGAATACGCCTACCGCTGCCTATGATCTCACAAAAGGTCTTAAAGGAGCGGTGCCGCACAAGCCGGAAGATTATATGACGAAAATCACTCTGGTCTCGCCTGATACGAAAAATGAGAAACTCTGGCTTGATGCGGTCTCGGGCTTTTTCTTAAGTGATCAGGAACTCATCGAATATGTCCAGCAGATTGTAGGGCTTTCCGCTATCGGCAAGGTCTATATGGAAGCCCTGATTATTTCCTATGGAGAAGGTTCGAACGGCAAGTCGACCTTTTGGAACTCCATTGCCAAGGTGCTGGGAAACTACAGTGGCACAATCTCGGCGGATGCTTTGACGGTCGGATGCAGAAGAAATGTAAAGCCTGAGATTGCGGAGCTGAAAGGAAAACGACTGGTCATTGCGGCAGAGCTAGAAGAAGGCATGCGGCTTAATACTTCCGTCATCAAACAGCTTTGTTCTACAGACCTTGTCTCCGGTGAAAAGAAATACAAAGATCCTTTCAAATTTACCCCGACACATACCCTTGTCCTTTATACGAACCATCTCCCCAAAGTTGGGGCGAATGATGACGGCACTTGGCGAAGACTCATTGTCATTCCCTTTCAGGCCAAGATCAAGGGCAAGGCGGATATCAAAAATTATGCGGACTATCTGGTGGAACATGCGGGCGGAGCGATTCTTTCCTGGATTATTGAGGGCGCGAGAAAAGCCATCGATAAAGACTTCAAAATCCCCATTCCGAAATGTGTGGCTGATGCCATTCATAGATACCGGGAGAATAACGACTGGCTCTCAGGCTTTCTCGAGGAATGCTGTGAGATTGATCCATCATACACGCAAAAGTCGGGTGAGTTTTACCAGGATTACCGGGCCTATTGCCAGAGAACAGGTGAATGGACGAGAAGCACGGCGGACTTTTATACAGCCCTTGAAATTGAAGGCTATGAACGGAAGAAAACGAAAGCCGGAATGGTGGTTTTAGGGCTTCGTTTAAAGTCCGAATTTATGGACTAAAAGTCAAAAGGTGCAGGTCGGTGCAGGTCTTTGTATAAAACCCCTTTAGGGCGAAAATTTTAGGTCAAAAATTCTATATAGAGAAGTTTATTAGATGACTTGCACCGACCTGCACCCTCTCGAAGAAAAGACTGAAATATCAACGTTTGACGGAGGAAATAACAATGCTTGAAAAACAGATAGAACATAAATTGTTGACGGAAACCAGGAAAAAATCCGGGCTTTGTTTAAAGTTCGTTTCTCCCGGATTAAACGGTGTTCCGGATAGACTCATCCTTCTTCCCGGAGGAAGGATGGGATTTGTGGAAGTAAAGAAACCCGGCAAAAGTCCCGGAGCCTTGCAGCTTCAAAGGCATAAACAAATCAGGAGCTTGGGCTTTCAGGTTTTTGTCTTGGACGATCCGGGAGATATCGGAGGGATACTTAATGCAATACAAGGCTCATGATTATCAGGAATATGCCAAAGAGGAAATCATCAAGAAAAAAGCCTGCGGTCTTTTCTTAGAGCCGGGACTTGGCAAGACGGTCATCACGCTTTCCGCCATTTGGGAATTGATGTTTGACTACTTTGAAATTTCTAAAGTCCTCGTCATCGCCCCGCTTCGTGTGGCGGAGAATACCTGGACGGAGGAGCTTGAAAAATGGGATCATCTGACCTTTCTTCGAATCTCGAAGGTCTTGGGCAGCGAAAAGGAAAGAATCGAGGCTCTTAAAACACCTGCCGATATCTATGTGATTAATCGGGAGAATGTCGCCTGGCTTTGTAAGCTTTGCGACTGGGATTTTGACATGCTGGTGATTGATGAGCTTTCGAGCTTTAAAAATCCGTCCAGTAAACGCTTCAAGGCACTTCGGAAAAAGCGTCCCGGCATTGACCGGGTCGTAGGCCTTACGGGAACGCCCTCGACCAATGGGCTGATGGATTTATGGTCGGAGATTTATCTTTTGGATCAGGGCAAGCGTCTCGGGAAAACAATCGGAAGCTACCGGGCGGATTTCTTTGTCCCTGACCGAATGAACGGATATATCGTCTATTCCTATAAGCCTCGTCCCGGTGCAGAGGAGTTTATCTATAGCCTTTTATCCGATCTATGCGTTTCCATGAAAAGCCGCGATTTTCTTGAAATACCTGAGCGTCTGGAGCGGGATGTGAAAGTGAAACTCCCGGAGACAGCAAAGGGCATCTACAAAGAGATGGAGCGTGAAATGGTGGCAAAGTTCACAGATAAAACCATTGATGCCGTCAACGCCGCCGTCCTTACCAATAAACTCATTCAGATGGCATCGGGAGCCGTCTATGACGATCAGGGAAATACCGCAGAGCTTCATTCATCCAAGCTTGATGCCTTGGAAGACCTAATCGAAGCGGCAAACGGCAAGCCCGTCCTTATCTACTACAACTATCGCCATGAACGAAGCCGGATAAATGAGCGTTTTAAGGATGCGGTGGAGATTAAAACACCTGAGGACTTTAAGGCTTGGAACAAAGGCGAGATCTCAATCGCTATGGCTCACCCCGCTTCAATGGGACATGGTCTCAATCTCCAACACGGCGGTTCTACCGTGATCTGGTTTTCCCTTCCCTGGTCACTGGAGCTTTACAGTCAGGCCAATGCCAGACTCTGGCGGCAAGGACAAAAGGATACGGTCGTCATCTTCCGGCTTCTTGCCGAAGGCACGATTGATCGGGATGTGGCACGAGCACTCGAGAAAAAGGACATCACACAGGAAGCTTTAATGCAGGCGGTGAAAGCGAGGGTGACGGATGGATAGCGTAAAGAAAGTCAAAGAAATGATGCGATCCTATCCCGCAAACGTCGCAAGGATGAAGGAGCTGGAACAGGAAATGGCACAGTTTATTCCGATTACGGCAAGCGAGGTCTTGGAGATGCTGACCTTTCCCGGAAAGACCGGTGATGAGGTCAGAGTACAAAAGCAGCGTTCCAATAACCGCATCTTTTACATCGCCACTTCTTATCGCAGGCTTGCCTGGCTCATCAATCACAAGACGGAAAGAGAGATGACGAAGGAATATGAAAAGGCAGCCAAGGCAGTGGAATTTATCCGCTATGCCATCCGTGCCTTGCCGTGCTTTTACCGAGACTTGATGACCTATGACATTTTGGAAGGCAGACGCTGGGCTGAGGTCTGTGAACGCTTTTCTTTAAGCGGTGCGGAGTTTTCGAGAAAGAAAGAAGAAGCCGTTAAGCGAATGGCTAAGACACTGGAAAGACAATATCAATACTTTGGTTTTCGCAAGGAGGAGTTATGTGATGATGATTGAGAAACTGCTGGAAAGTTATGAGCTTTATAAAAACGAACTGGAAGCGGATCTGTATCTCTTGCAGACGATGCTTCAGCAGGATATGCCGGAGCCGTCAGGCGACACAATAGAACTTGGACGAGTCTTAAAACACTTAAAAGGCTGTGCCGACTTTATCAACGATGCGGCCGTTGATCATAGACTTAAGCACGCTGAACTTCGTTTTCGTCAGCTTTCCTATTTGGACTGGCTTGTTCGATCAAGAGCAAGTGAGGAGCAGGAAGTCATCAAGGCTTTGTGGCTGGATAGGCTTTCTCTTTCCGAAGCGTCGGACAGGTTTTATATAAGCAAAAGTTCCATGTACAGAAAGAAGCAGGAGGTGTTGAGTGCCTTGGAAGCTGTTTTTTCATCCGACAGAACCGCTCAGACACTTTGGAACGAAATGGAACAAACAGAAACGATTTGATAATGCTTTGTAACTAAAGACCCTGATACTATTAAACTAGGAAAAAACTCAGAAGACCTGCGGCGATGCTGCAGGTTTTTTATGCGGGAGGTGTTTGATGCCAAGAAAACCTAAGCGCCCCTGCTCTTACCCCGGCTGCCCCGAGCTTGTAGAGGGAAGATTTTGTAAGAAGCATGAGCAGGAGGAAGCGAGACGATACGAAAAATACCAAAGGGATCCAGAGACAAGAAGACGCTACGGCAGAGCTTGGAAGCGAATCCGTGACCGCTACATCAAGGCTCACCCTTTGTGTGAGGAGTGCAAACGAAACGGGAAGCTCACTCCCTCTGAAGAAGTTCATCACATCATTCCTTTGTCCGAAGGCGGAACAAATAAACAAAAAAACTTGATGGCTCTTTGCAAGTCCTGTCACTCGAGGATTCATGCTGAGCGTGGCGACAGGTGGAGCTGACCCGGTAGGGGGGTCTCAATCTATACGGAAGATTTTCCGAGCAACGGGCGGTGGGCACCGTGCAAAAAAAGTTCAATTCAAACGGGGGATTAACCCCCCTTTTTTATTTTCAGGAAAGGAGGTGCCTTGTGGCAAGAGACGGAACATACCGAGGCGGCAGACGAGTCAAGGCCGGCAGTAAGCCGGAAGCCTTAGTCGATAAGATTGCCGCCGGAAAAGAAGCAAATGTATTAGAAACACATGATTTTGACCCGGAGGCCCTTTTTGCTCCGGATGAGCCGGAAGGCACCTCGGATTTATACGGTGAGGATATGCCTGAGCCGTCAGACTACCTGTCCGCTCGGCAAAAGGACGGCAAGCCTTTAGGTGCAGATGAAATTTACGAGGAGACCTGGCTCTGGCTAAAGGAAAGACGCTGTGAGAAGCTCGTCAATCCGAGACTTATTGAATCCTATGCACAGGCTTTTGCCCGCTTTATTCAGTGTGAGGAAGCGGTCAGCACCTATGGCCTGTTAGGAAAGCATCCGACAACAGGCGGAGCCATTGCCAGCCCCTTTGTTTCCATGAGCCAGAACTTCCAAAAGCAGGCCAACCTCATCTGGTACGAGATTTTTGACATCGTAAAGCAAAACACGACGACCGCTTTTATTTCCACACCCCAGGACGACATGATGGAGCGTCTCCTTCGAAAGAAAAAGGAGCGTGACTAAGATGCGGACGATGATTGATCTTTTTTCCGGAATCGGAGGTTTCCGCTTAGGGTTCGAAAGAGCGGGCTTTCGCTGTATCGGAAGCTGTGAGAACGATAAATTTGCCCTTGAATCTTACCGGGCAATGTTTGACACGAAGGGAGAGTGGTTTTGTGAAGACATACGAAGCATTAAATCAAAAGATATCCCCTTTGCAGACTGCTGGACCTTCGGCTTTCCTTGCCAGGATATCTCAGTTGCCGGCTTTCAAAGAGGAGTCTCTGCGGAAAGAAGCGGCCTATATTTTACAGTCCTTGACCTCGTCAAGGGCAAAGAAGAAAAAGATAAGCCCCGATGGCTTGTCGCTGAAAACGTTAAAAACCTGCTATCCATTCATGACGGATGGGACTTTGCCCGTGTTCTCCTTGAAATGGATGAAGCAGGGTACGACGTCTTCTGGCAGGTGCTCAATTCCAAAGACTACGGCGTGCCCCAGTCAAGAGAGCGCATCTTCCTTATTGGACATCTTAGAACAAGAGGTCGATTTGAAATACTACCTTTCGAAGGAGAAAACGATGCGCATCTTAGAAGGCTTATAGGCGGATCCCAAGGCTACCGGGTCTACGATCCCGGAGGTGTCGCATGCACAATCCAATCTTCTGTAGGAGGGCTCGGTGCGAAAACCGGGCTCTATTTAATTTCGCAGGAAGGAATGACGGTTAGCAAAGGCAAGGTAAAAACGAGGGATCAATCGACCTGCATCGTTGCGACCTACGGACACGGTCTTGACAACAAAGGCATGCGGACGGGAGTTCTTGAAGCAAGAAGTGTGTCTACACCTTTTCGCACATCGCCAAGATCCAAGACAGCAAGGCGTGTGAAGGAAGACGGCGAGCCGTCCTTTACCCTAACCGGACAAGACCGGCACGGCGTGCTTCTGAGCAACGGCAATCACTATGCCATCAGAAGGCTTACGCCGAAAGAGTGCTTTAGGCTTCAGGGCTTTCCGGATCATCTCTATGAAAAAGCAGCCGCTGTCTGCTCGGAATCTCAGCTTTAGAAGCAGGCAGGCAATGCCGTTACGGTTCCTGTTGCGGAAGCGGTGGCAAGAAAAATTATTGAAGCGGAGGAAAAACAAGATGAAACATTATAAATCAGCCGAGTCCGTGACGAAGGGTCACCCGGATAAGCTCTGTGACTATATAGCTGACAGCATTCTGGACGGCTATCTGAAAGGTGACGAAAGCTCCAGAGTTGCCGTAGAAGTAATGGCGACAAAGGGGCTTATTTTAGTTGCGGGAGAAGTGACGAGCAAAGCTGCTCTCGATGTAGAAAATATTGTGCGAGATGTACTTTTTGATGTGGGTTATGAACCTCAAAATTTCGAGATTAAAGTAAGACTTCACGCACAAAGCCCCGACATCGCACAGGGTGTTGACCGAGGGGAAAACCTGCTCGGTGCGGGCGATCAGGGAATCGTCTACGGCTATGCAACGGATGAAACCCCTGAATACCTTCCGCTTCCTCAAGTGCTGGCAAGAAGGCTCACGATGAGACTTGAAGAAGTGCGAGAGAAAAACATCATCCCTGAACTTATGCCTGACGGCAAGTGTCTTGTGACTGTTGAGTACGAAAACAGTGAAGCGACAAGGATTCACTCGGTCGTATTATCCAGCCAGCATGAGGAGAGCATCTCCAATGCGGATCTCCGGAAGGCGATTCACACTCATGTGATTCGTCCTGCCTTAGAGGGCGTGCTTCCCTTTGAGGAAGAAGATATCCATATCAATCCGACGGGCAGGTTTGTCTTTGGGGGTCCTGAAGCCGACACCGGCTTAACCGGCAGAAAGCTTGCTGTTGATACCTACGGCGGTCTTGCAAGGCACGGTGGCGGAGCTTTTTCCGGGAAAGATCCGACCAAGGTGGACAGATCGGGTGCCTACATGGCAAGGCTCATCGCACGAAGTGTCGTCTCTTCAGGCCTTGCAAAGGAATGTGAAGTATCCATTGCTTACGCTATCGGAAGGCCTGAGCCTTTGTACTTTGATATTGACTGCTTCGGCACGGAGACAAAGGACATAGAAACGATTAAGGAAGAGTGCGAGACGCTCTTTCCCTTATCGGTTTTGCCCATGATTCACTACTTAAAGCTCAGGCAGGATTCCTATGCTCCTCTTGCTATCAAGGGACACTTCGGTGACAGCGAACTTCCCTGGGAAAATGACCTGGCAGGACTTTTGTTTCATGCGGGGGTGAGCCTATGAAAATGACGGAGCACCTTGAAAAAGTTCCCATTGATAGACTCGTTCCCTATGCCAGAAATGCCAGAACGCACAGCAAAGAACAAATCCTTCAGCTTCGAGCTTCCATCCGTGAATTTGGCTTCATCAACCCCTGCCTGATCGATAAGGTCTACAACATCCTCGCCGGACACGGACGGGTACAGGCGGCCAAAGAAGAAGGGCTGACGGAAGTGCCCTGTGTCTTTGTGGAGCATTTAACCGAAGCACAAAAGAGAGCCTATATTTTGGCGGATAACCGCCTTGCTCTTAATGCCGGCTGGGATGAAGAAATGCTGTCGATAGAGCTTTCGGAACTGGAAGGAGCGGACTTTGACCTCGACCTTTTGGGCTTTACTGACGCTGAACTTCATAAACTCTTAGGCGAGATCGAAACCGAGGAAGATGACTTTGACTTGAGCGTTGCCCTGGAAGAAGCAAGCTTTGTAGAACCGGGCGATGTCTGGACACTAGGAAGGCACCGTCTTATCTGCGGAGATGCGACAAAGCTTCAAGATGTAGAAGCGCTCATGGACAAAAAGAAAGCAAACCTGATTTTAACCGACCCGCCCTATGCGGTAAGCTACGAGAGTGCATCCGGTCTTTCCATCAAAAACGATAACCTGAAAGCCGAGGAGTTTTACGATTTTCTCCTAAGTTCTTTTAAGAATATGATCGAGGTTTCCGAAGCCGGAGCTTCCGCCTATGTCTTTCATGCGGATACGGAAGGACTCACTTTCAGAAAGGCTTTTGAAGATGCGGGCTTTCACTTATCAGGTGTCTGCATATGGGCGAAAGACTCTCTGGTTCTGGGAAGATCTCCCTACCAGTGGTCGCATGAACCGATTCTTTTCGGCTGGAACAAAAGAGGCAAGCATGAATGGTATGCAGGCCGTGCGGAAAAAACAGTCTGGCAGTTTAATAAACCGAAGAAGAACGAGAACCATCCGACCTCAAAACCGATAGACCTTTTATCCTACCCGATTCAAAATTCGAGCCGGGCAAACAGCATCGTATTGGATCTTTTCGGCGGCAGCGGTTCTACTCTTATCGCCTGTGAGCAAACAGACCGCATATGCTACATGGCAGAGATTGATGAAAAGTACGCATCGGTCATTTTAAGGCGATATGTGGAATTTAAATCAGGCGACAGTTCGGATGTTTTTGCGTTACGAGACGGCAAGAAAATCCCTTATAAAAAGCTTGTCAAAACTGTCGGTTAATAACAAAAACATGAGTGTAAATTTGTCCGGTAAATAGCCTGAAAACCTTGCAAATAAAGGCTTTTATGACTTGGCTTATCCTCCTTTTAGAGCGAACATGTACATACATAAACGAAGGAGGAAAAAGCCATGAAAAAAGATTTAGAAAAGAAACTGGAAGCCATCGTCAAGGAACGCTATCCCGACATTGAGACGCTTGAGAGCAGAAACAGCGACTCGCTGGATTTTCACGAAATCAGCGTCTGGGGACTTAGAGAACTTCTGGAAAAAGCCTATGAGCTTGGACGCTCGGAAGCGGGGAGGTAGTTATGGAAACAAGATTTTTACTCGAAGGATACAAAAGAAAGGACCTCGCCAAAGCTCTGGCGGGCATTCTTGAAACGGAAGTGAACTACCTAGGCATGCCGTCCATGAGTTACCGCATTGGAAACTCTTTTTTAGAAAAAGACGGCACCTTCATCTGGGGCGTAAACTTCTTAAAAGAGGATGTGGAGAGGATTGTAAGAGAACTTGAAGCTCAGGGCTTTAAGACCTCAAAGGACAGCTTTACCATCTCACTTCCCTCGGAGTATTTTTCAACGGAAACCATGCGAAAGCTGGATCGGATTTTAGAATCCAAGGGTGCTCTTATCAAAAAGGCGTTAAACGCTGACAGAACGGTAGCACTTAGAGAAATTGAAACCGTGGATTTTCCCTGGTTAGACCGAGTTCTTGATGCCGATGAAGCAAGAATTTATACGGAATTTGTGTCAAAACTCTGCCAGATGGCCAAAGAGCAAAAAAGAGTTCTGGAAAGAGAGACCGTGACGGACAACGAAAAATACAGTTTCCGCTGCTTTCTCTTAAGGCTCGGCTACATCGGAGACGAGTACAAGGAAGCAAGAAAGATGCTCTTGAAGCACCTACGCGGTTCTTCTTCTCATCGATATTCCAAGGAGGAAGCTCATGAGAACGCTTAATAAATATACCCTTGAGGGTTTAAGACAATCCTATCCGAAGGGAGCCAGAGTAGAACTTTTAAAGATGGACGATCCGCAGGCACCTCCTGTCGGAACAAAAGGCACAGTCATTGCCGTGGATGATATCGGCAGCATTTTAGTCAACTGGGATAACGGCTCGGGGCTGAATGTCGTCTACGGTGAAGACTTGGTAAGGAGGATTGACCGATGAGCTTAAAAGAACAGATTATAGCCGTCCGTGACAGCGGAAAGACCAATATGCTGGATAGCCGCACGGTGCAGTACATCGCTAGTGAAATGAATTTTTACGAGCTTGTGATTTTCATCGAAGAACACCGAGACAGGTACTCAAAGTTTATCTTCACGGGTGATGAGAAATATTTGTCGGTCAGCGACAAGTAAAGAGGTGGACCTTTGTGCGAAACATGCCTGAAAACCTTGCAAATAAAGGGTTTTAGGACTTGGCTTATTCTTCTTTTAGAGCGAATATGTACGTACAAAAACGAAAGAGGAAAAGACCATGACAAACAAAGAACTGAAGAGACAGACCTTTTTAGAAGCAACGAGACGAAGAAATGAAAAAAAGCGTTTAGCAAGAGAAAAGGATCCTGCAAAAGCAGACCATGAAGACGGCAAAATCAGCTGGAATGAGTATCTTAAAAGGAGCCTGAAGAAATGAGAGAGTTTACAACGATTGAAAAACAGGCTATGAAGATCAGCCCCTGCTACGGCGCCATAGTGCAATGGAAAGAGCGGGTTTTTGTAACAGACATGGACCGATTCGGCAAATACTCTGCGAAGATTTACGAAACGGTGGATTTGGAAGACGCACCGAGCAGGATAGAAGCAAGGCTTTCACTGATCAAAGAAGCCGATGAGAGTTTTCCTGACAGCGGACACGCCATCAAGTGGTGCTTTAAGCAGGATTAACTAAAAGAAAAAATAGAAAGCATCAGCCCTTAGGGGGCTTTTGCTCGTGGTACGGCCTTGAAGGGTCGTTTTTTTATGCGTAAAGGAGGCTTGGATGCGAAAACTAGAACACTACAAACCGACAAAATTTAAGCTTCCCTCCTCCCATTACGACAAAGATGCGGCAGACCGTGCCGTTACCTTTATCAGTCTTTTGAAACATACCAAAGGCGAATGGTACGGCAGACCTTTTGAGCTGATTGACTGGCAGGAACAAATCGTAAGAGACCTCTTCGGCATTTTGAAGCCGAACGGCTATCGGCAATTTAATACGGCCTATATTGAGATTCCAAAGAAGCAAGGCAAGTCTGAACTTGCGGCAGCTATTGCCCTTTACCTTACCTGCGGCGACTTCGAGCACGGCGGTGAGATTTACGGCTGTGCCGCCGACCGCCAGCAGGCATCCATTGTCTTTGATGTGGCGGTGCAGATGGTGGAACAAAACCCTGCGCTGAAAGCCCGCATCAAGCCTTTGATCTCACAAAAGCGCCTTATCTATAAGCCCTTAAACAGCTTCTATCAGGTCTTGTCCTCAGAAGCCTATACCAAGCACGGGCTGAACGTTCACGGGGTGGTCTTTGATGAGCTTCACGCTCAGCCGAACCGTCAGCTCTACGATGTGATGACCAAAGGCTCTGGCGATGCCAGAAAACAGCCGCTCTATTTTTTGATTACAACAGCAGGAACGGATAGGCACTCCATCTGCTGGGAAGTCCATCAAAAGGCGGAAGATATCCTTGCAGGAAGAAAACGGGATCCGAGCTTTTATCCTGTCATCTTCGGAGCGGACGAGGAGGAAGACTGGACGGATGAAGAAGTGTGGAAAAAGGCCAACCCTTCTCTTGGCATAACCGTCGATATTGAAAAGTTAAGGATTGCCTGCAACAGTGCAAGACAGAACCCGGCGGAAGAAAATATCTTCCGTCAATTAAGGCTTAATCAATGGGTGAAGCAATCCGTCCGCTGGATGCCGATGGAAAAGTGGGATGCCTGCACCATAGCAGTTGATGAGACAAAACTCGAAGGCCGCGTCTGTTACGGCGGGCTTGACCTCTCAAGCACCACAGACCTGACGGCCTTTGTTCTGGTCTTTCCTCCGGAAACGGAAGACGAGCCCTATTTCGTTCTTCCCTTTTTCTGGATACCGGAAGACAATATCTCGCTTCGGGTCAGCCGAGACCATGTGCCCTATGACATCTGGGAAAAAGAAGGCTTTCTTCTTACTACCGAAGGAAATGTCGTGCATTACGGCTTTATCGAACAGTTTATTGAAGACCTCGGTACGAAGTACAACATCAAAGCGATCGCCTTTGACCGCTGGGGAGCGGTGCAGATGAGCCAGAACCTCATGGATATGGGCTTTACCGTCGTTCCCTTCGGCCAGGGCTATAAGGACATGAGCCCTCCGACCAAGGAGCTGATGAAGCTGGTCTTGGAAGAAAAACTTGCTCACGGAGGACATCCTGTCCTTCGCTGGTGCGTGGATAATATTTTCGTAAGAACTGACCCGGCAGGCAACATCAAGCCGGACAAGGAAAAATCGACCGAGCGGATTGACGGAGCGGTGGCACTCATTATGGCGCTTGACCGGGCAATCCGAAATCAGGGAAGCGACCTCGGCTCTGTATACGATGAGCGGGGCTTGCTGCTCTTTTAGAAACGATAAGGAGGTGATGTCCTCTGGGACTTTTAAAGAACCTATTCAAAAGCAGGGATAAACCGGAGCTGACTAAACCGTCGGTGTTCCGGTTTTTCTTTGCCCCGTCTTCTTCCGGAAAGCAGGTGACGGAGAAAAATGCCATGCAATCGGCGGCGGTTTATGCCTGTGTCAGAGTAATTGCAGAGACTGTTGCGAGTCTGCCCTTGCATCTTTACCGACACGTCGAGGAAGGAAAAAGGCGGGATACACTCCATCCTTTGTATTTTCTCCTGCACGACAGCCCAAATCCGGAAATGACATCCTTCATCTTCCGGGAAACCCTGATGACCCATCTTCTTTTATGGGGCAATGCCTATGCCCAGATTGTAAGAAACGGGCACGGCGAAATCATCGGGCTTTATCCTCTAATGCCGGACAAGATGCAGGTCAGCCGGGCGGAGACGGACGAACTCATCTACCTTTACCAAAGCGGGATGAGTAATATTGCCTTTCGAAGAGAAGAAATTCTTCATATCCCCGGACTCGGCTTTGACGGACTGGTGGGCTACTCACCGATTGCGATGGCCAGAAACGCTATCGGCATGTCGATGGCAACCGAGGAATTCGGTGCGAGCTTCTTTCAAAACGGGGCCGCTCCTGGTGGTATTTTGGAGCATCCAGGAACCCTTAAAGACCCGTCCAAGGTCAGGGAAAGCTGGAACGAGCTTTTTAAGGGCTCGGGAAACGCCAACAAAGTCGCTGTCTTGGAAGAAGGCATGACCTATAAGCAGATTGGGATTCCGCCAAATGAAGCACAGTTTCTTGAGACAAGAAAGTATCAGACGGAAGAAATTTGCCGTATCTACCGAGTGCCGCCACACCTAGTGGCAGACCTCGATAAGGCGACTTTTTCTAATATCGAACACCAGTCCATCAGCTTTGTCGTTCACACGATAAGGCCCTGGCTGGTACGGCTTGAGCAGGCCATGAACAAGGCTCTTTTATATCCCGCTGAAAGGCAGCGTTATTTCATTGAGTTCAATGTCGACGGGCTTTTAAGGGGCGACTATGAAAGCCGAATGAGGGGCTATGCAACGGCAAGGCAAAACGGCTGGATGAGTGCCAATGACATCAGGCGGCTTGAAAACATGAATCTCATACCAAAAGAAGAAGGAGGCGATCTGTACTTGATCAACGGCAACATGACGAAACTTGAAGATGCCGGCATCTTTTCCGGCAAGGAGGTGAAAAGCGATGGAGAAACGTAAATTCTGGGTCTTTCAAAGAGGAGATCCAAAGGAAGAAACCATCCTGAGACTGGACGGTCCGATTGCAAAAGAGAGCTGGTTTGGCGATGAAGTCACACCGGCTCTTTTCTTATCGGAGCTGGAAAGTCATCCGGGGGATATGACGGTGTGGATTAATTCACCCGGCGGCGATGTCTTTGCGGCATCACAGATCTACACCATGCTCATGGATCACAAAGGCAAAATCACGGTGAAAATCGAGGGCATTGCCGCTTCTGCCGCTTCCGTCATTGCGATGGCGGGCGGTGAGGTGTTGATGAGTCCTTCTTCCATGATGATGATTCACAATCCCGAAACTTCCGCCTACGGCTGGAAAGACGAGATGGAAAAGGCACTGGACATCTTGGACGAAGTCAAAGAATCCATCATTAACGCCTATGAACTAAAAACCGGGCTTTCCAGGCATAAAATCTCTCGCCTGATGGATGACGAGACTTGGATGAATGCAAAGAAGGCAAAGGAACTCGGCTTTTGTGATCGCCTTCTTTTCACCGGCGACGACGAAGAGGAGGAAGCGGATGAAGAAGCTCAGGAAGGTATGGCTTTTGCCGCAAGAAAGATGATGAGCACGGTCTTAAACAAGATCAGTGCCGATGCGGTTTTAGCAAAGAAAGAGGAAGAAGCGGGATCCGATGAAAAAGCGGACAACTTGGAAGAAACAGGTACGAAATACAAAGAGCTTACAAAACGGCTCGAACTTTTACGTCATTAAGGAGGACGAAGAAATGAACAAAATTCAGGAACTGAGAAACAAGCGCCTTGAAACCTGGGAAAAGGCCAAGACCTTTTTAGAGGACAAGCGAGACGAGAAAGGCATCGTCTCAGCAGAAGACACGGCGGCTTACGAAAAGATGGAAGAGGAAGTTGTAGACCTCGGAAAAGAAATCGACAGGCTCGAACGCCAAAGAGACATGGACATGAAGCTTAGTGAAGCGATCAGCCGTCCGGTGGTGGGAAACCCCGTGCAGGACAAGGAAGACAAGACCGGCAGAGGAAGTGACGCTTATCAAAGGGACTTCTGGAACCTTATGCGAAAGAAAAATGCCCCTGTTACCAATGCCCTGCAGGTCGGCACCGACTCCGAAGGCGGCTATCTGGCACCTGATGAATTTGAAAGAACTCTGGTAGAAGCCCTGGAAGAAGAAAACATCTTCAGACAGCTCGCTCATGTCATCCAGACTTCTTCCGGTGACCGCAAAATCCCTGTCGTTGCGACAAAAGGCACGGCCAGCTGGGTGGATGAGGAAGCGGCTATCCCGGAATCCGATCCCGCCTTCGGTCAGGTCTCCATCGGTGCCTATAAGCTGGCGACCATGCTGAAAGTCTCCGAAGAGCTCTTAAACGACTCGGTCTTTGACCTTGAAAGATATATTGCGAAAGAGTTCGGAAGACGCATGGGCTCTAAAGAAGAGGAAGCCTTCCTCATCGGTGACGGTGTGGGCAAGCCTGTAGGCGTTTTCCAAACTACGGGCGGAGGTGAAGTAGGCGTTACAGCCGCTTCAGACAAGGCAGTGACGGCTGATGAGCTGATTGACCTCTTCTATTCGCTTCGTGCGCCGTACAGGAAAAATGCCGTTTTCATCATGAACGATGCGACGGTGAAGCTCATTCGAAAGCTGAAAGACACGACCGGTCAGTATCTCTGGCAGCCGGCCTTGACAGCAGGTACGCCGGATACCATCCTCAATCGTCCGGTCTATACGTCAAGCTTTGCACCCTTGGCGGAAGCTGGAGCTCTTGCGATTGCGTTCGGCGACTTCTCCTATTACTGGATTGCCGATCGTCAAGGCAGGTCTTTCCAAAGATTAAACGAGCTTTTTGCCGCAACGGGTCAAGTCGGCTTTAAGGCGACACAGCGCGTGGACGGAAAACTCATCCTGCCTGAGAGCGTGAAGCTTTTGCAGATGAAGGCCGGCGTATAAGGAGGATAAGGATGAACGCAGAGGATCTTCTTTATCCGTTAAAAGAAAATCTGGTGGTGGAGCATGATGCGGACGATCCTCTCATGCTCCGCTGCCTTTCCTCTGCGATTTCCTATGCAGAGGGATACCAGAAAAAAGGGCCGGATTACTATCTTACACACCCGATGACGGAGAGTACCAAGCAGGCTGTGATCGTCCTTGCAAGTTTCTTCTATGAATCAAGGGACGGTTCAACGGCCGGCTTCTTTTCCGATTCTCCTGAAGCCGCAAGGCAGGTCTGGGAGACGGTGAAGCTACTTCTTCAGGGCGATAAGGATGTGATCCTATGAGCATTAAACTAAATCACTTCATTGAGCTTTTTCGTGTGGAGCAGGAAACGGATCCGGACGGCTTTCCGGTGGAGCGAGATGTCTTTCTTGCAAGTGTCAGAGCCTACCGGGAAGACCGCTACGGGAGCGAGACCTGGAAGAATCGAAGTCTTTTTTCGACAGCAACGACGCTTTTTAGAATCAGGCGGGTTCCCGGCATCACACTTGATACCCGATGCGTCGTGGTAACGGAAGACGGCAGGCACAACATCCTCTCCGTGGAAGACATCCGAAGAAAAGGGCTCTATTGGGAGATTTTGGCTGAAAGAGTCGATACGGAAGGGGTGGTAAAGGATGGCTAAGTGCGAAATGAAAATGCCGGATGAGTTCTTGGATAAGCTCTCGAAACTCGGTGACCGTTTTGATAAAGCCGCTCCTAAGATTTTACAAAGCGGCGGCAAGGTCGTGCTCTCGGCGATGAAAACAAACCTTGAAGGCCGGATCGGAAAAGATACCAAGTACCCTTCCCGCTCCAAGGGCGACCTTTTAAGAAGCCTTGGCATCACCCCGGCTTTGCAGGATCGAAACGGCGAGTGGAATATCCGGGTAGGTGTCGGAGACTCTATCGACCGGGAAGGCGTGCCGAATGCACTGAAAGCTCAGGTCTTGGAGTACGGGAAATCCGGTCAGAAAGCAAAGCCCTGGATGAAGCCGGCACGAAGGAAAGCGAGAAAGCCTGCCGTTCAAGCGATGGAGGAAACACTGAAAAAGGAGTTTGACCTATGAGTGCACTGGCAGAACTAAAACAAATAGCGGAAGGTTTAGGGCTTCCTTCGGGAGCCGTGACCTTTGAAAAGAAGGCTCCTGAAACCTATCTGGTCTTTACACCGCTTTATGACGATTTACTCTTCTATGCCGACAACAAACCGCTGGTGGAGACGGAAGAAATCCGCATCTCACTCTTTTGCAAGGAAAACTATCTTCTTTGGAAAATGAAGCTTACGGAAGCTTTGTTTGAGCGGGATTTCATCATCACAGAGCGGAGGTTTTTAGACCTTGAAGAAGACACGGGATACTACCATTACAGCCTGGACGTGGCGAAAGAATACGTCCGATAAGGAGGAATCACTATGGCAACAATAGGCCTGGATAAATTGTATTATGCAAAAATTACGGAGGATGCTTCCGGCATGGAAACCTACGACACGCCCGTACAGCTGGCAAAAGCCATCACGGCGGAGCTGTCGGTGGAACTGGCGGAAGCGATCCTTTATGCCGATGACGGTGCATCGGAGATTGTAAAAGAGTTTAAAACAGGGACGCTCTCCCTCGGTGTGGACGATATTGGAAGTCAGGCGGCATCCGATCTTACGGGAGCTGTCATCGACACAAACAAAGTCTTGATTTCCTCGTCTGAAGACGGGGGACTTCCTGTCGCTATCGGTTTTCGCGCAAAGAAATCAAACGGCAATTATCGCTATTTCTGGCTTTACCGGGTGAAATTCGGCATACCCGCTACAAACCTTAAAACGAAGGGCGACTCGATCACCTTTTCCACACCGACAATTGAAGGCACGATCATGCGAAGAAACAAGGCGGACGCTGAAGGAAGACACCCCTGGAAGGCGGAAGTGACGGAAGGCGATGAAGGGGTAGCCCCTGAAGTCATTACAGGCTGGTACACCTCCGTCTATGAGCCGGTCTTTACGCCGGTTGCCCCATAAGGAGGATGCTTTTATGTATCAGGAATATATGACAAAGATTAAAGTCGGTGAAAAAGAGTACGAACTCCTTCTCACGACCAGGGCGACCAAAGAAATCGCAGGACGCTACGGCGGTCTTGAAAACTTAGGCGACAAGCTCATGAAGGCGGAGAACTTCGAGATGGCTTTGGGAGAGATTATCTGGCTGATTACGCTGCTTGCCAATCAGCCGATCTTAATCCATAACCTGAAAAACAAGAACGACACAAAAGAGCTTCTCACCGAGGAGGAAGTGGAGCTTTTGACCTCTCCTTTGGATCTTGCGGAATACAAAGATGCCATTACGGACGCTCTTTTAAAGGCGACCAAGCGAAATATTGAAAGCGAGACGGACTTAAAAAACCCGGAAGCCGGGTAAGCGACGAAGCACTATTTGCCCGGCTTTTGTATTTCGGGCTGAGCCGGCTTTATCTTTCTCAGGATGAAGTCTGGCTCATGCCCTTTTCTTTGCTTTTAGACCTTATTGAATGTGACAGACAGTATCGCGGGCTTTCCAAACCGAAGCAGGAGCTTTTGATTGATGATGTGATTCCCTATGGAATTTGATAGAAAGGAGGCAGCTCATGGCAGATAATTTCGGCTTAAAGATTGGCCTTGAGGGTGAAAGAGAATTTAAAAAGGCCCTTGCCGACATTAACCGATCCTTTAAGGTTTTAGGCTCGGAGATGAAGCTTATCACCTCCGAGTTTTCTAAAAACGACAAATCCGTGCAGGCTCTTTCCGCACGAAACAGCGTCCTTAATAAAGAGATTGAAGCACAAAAACAGAAGATTGAAACCTTGAAGGCGGCTCTTGATAATGCCGCTGCTTCCTTTGGTGAAAACGACAGAAGGACGCAGAACTGGCAAATCCAGCTGAACAATGCCAAGGCGGCATTGAACGGCATGGAGCAGGAGCTAAATGGCAATAACGAAGCTCTAAGAGAAGCCGGCAAAAACTACGATGATGCGGAAAAATCCCTCTCCGACATGGATAAAGAAATGGATGATGTCACGGACAGTGCCGATGACATGGGAGAGAAAATAGAAGATGCGGGTGATGCTGCCGATAAATCCGAAGGAAAGTTTAGAAAGCTCGGCTCGGTCTTGAAAGGAATCGGCGCGGCGATGGGAGCCGTGGTTGTTGCTGCCGGAGCTGCCGCCGTTAAGCTCGGAAAAGAAGTCATCTCTTCTTTTGCCGACTATGAACAGCTGGTAGGCGGTGTTGATACTCTCTTTAAGGAATCGTCCGGGAAACTCCAGGACTATGCGGCAAACGCCTATAAAACGGCGGGGCTTTCTGCGAATGAGTACATGGAGACAGTGACGGGCTTTTCGGCAAGCCTGATTCAGTCCTTAGGAGGAGATACGGAAAAAGCGGTGAAATATGCCGATATGGCCATCACCGATATGTCGGATAACGCCAATAAGATGGGAACCGACATGACCAGTATCCAAAACGCCTATCAGGGATTTGCCAAGCAAAACTACACCATGCTCGACAACTTGAAATTAGGCTACGGCGGAACAAAATCCGAGATGGAAAGACTGCTGGCCGATGCCGAGAAGATTTCAGGGCTTGAGTTTAATATCGACTCTTACGCTGATGTAGTAGAAGCGATTCACGTCATCCAGGACAATTTAGGGATTACAGGCACGACGGCCTTGGAAGCGGAAGAGACCATCACAGGTTCCATCAATGCCCTGCAAAGTGCCTTTGGAAATCTCCTTGTAGGCTTTGGACGGGCGGATGCCGATATTCAAATGCTGACAGGAAATGTGGTCGATGCTTTTAAGACCGTTGTTACCAACATTACGCCGGTTATCGAGAACATGATTCAGGCGCTTCCTGCCGTGACAGGGGCGCTTCTTGAAGCAATTTCGGAGCTTTTGCCTTCGCTTCTTACCATGATCACGGATCTATTCACACAGGTCTTGGAAACTTTGATGAGTCTTCTTCCAAGTCTTATCCCGGTGGCGGTGGAAGCAATCCTGACGATTATAAATGCCATTATTGAAAACCTGCCCCTTTTGATTGAAGCGGCGGTTTTACTGATTGCAACACTGGTACAAGGCTTGGGAGAAGCCATGCCAAATCTCATCCCGGCAGCCGTTTCAGCGATTGTGACGATTGTGCAGGGCTTAATTGAGAATTTGCCACTACTCCTTGAAGCGGCTTTACAGCTGATTATGGGGCTGGCGGAAGGTCTGATTGCGGCGATTCCAATCCTGATTGAAGCGCTCCCACAGATTATTGAAGCGATTATCACCTTCCTCTTGGAAGCGATTCCGCAGATCATTGAAACAGGTATCACTCTTTTGACAGCTCTGATCGAGGCTTTGCCCGACATTATCACGCAAATTGTGACGGCGATTCCGCAGATTATTGATGCCCTGATTACGGCGATCTTAGGCTCCATCCCGCAGATCATCGAAGCCGGGATTGATCTTTTGGTAGCACTTATTCAGGCCCTTCCTCAGATTATTACAACGATTGTGCAGGCCATCCCGGAAATTATAGCCGCCATTGTGAACGCCTTTGCCGGAAACATCGACAAGATCATCATGGCAGGGGTGGAGCTTTTTGTTGCCCTTATTAAGAATCTTCCGACCATCATCGTCGAGATTGTAAAGGCGGTGCCGCAGATTATTGAAGGCATCGTCAGCGCCTTTGGTTCTCTCATGTACAAGATCGTGGAAGTCGGCGGCAATATCGTCAAAGGGCTCTGGGAAGGCATCAAGGGACTGGCAGGCTGGATCTGGGATAAGGTATCCGGCTGGGCGTCCGATCTTTGGAGTGGCATCAAGAGTTTCTTTGGCATCAGCTCTCCGTCAAAAGAAATGGCCTGGATCGGTGAAATGCTGGTAGAAGGACTTGCAGGTGCCATTGAACGCTCAAGTGGCGATGCGGTCAGAGCCAGTGAGGGCTTGGCAGAAGACATCAACAATGTGATGGGTCAGCTCGGAAAAGATATGAGCGTGGCATTGCCGACAGATTTTCAGGTTCAGGCGGAAACGGCGGTAAGCGGTGCTTTTAGAGGAGTTCCTCCGATAGGAGCTGCTCCACAGATCACAATCGAGCAGATGTTTGTTCGAAGCGAAGACGATATCCGAAAAGTTTCGCAGGAGCTCTATAACCTGATTGAAGCAGGTTCCAGAGCACAGGGACGCTTCTCGCCAGCGTAAAAGGAAGGAGTGATGCAGGGTGGGATTTATCTATAACGACATTTCATCAAAAGACATGGATGTAAAAGCACGGCTCACTTCTTGGCAGGTGTCCGGCATGCTGAGAAACTACTCGGTTTCCATTCCCGGAAAGTACGGAGTGGCGGACTTTGGCGCAGATATGGATGCCAGAGAAATCTCGGTGTCCTGTTCCATTTTTCCCAAGCTTCGCTTTTCCGATCTGGTAGAAACCTTAGACCGGATTGCGCTCTGGCTTTCCCCGGTCGACGGCTTAAAACAGCTGATTTTTGATGATGTGCCGGATCGCTATTTTATGGCAAGACTGAAGGACAAGGTGGACTGCGAAAGAGTTATTCGTGCAGCCGGAGTATTTGACCTTTCCTTCTATTGCCCCGATCCCTTTGCCTATGCTTTGGAAGATGAGGTCTTTACGATAACGGAAACCGGAGAAACACTCGTCACACGAAGCCTGGGAAATATCGCATCAAGGCCTGTCTATTTCCTCAAAGGAAGTCTTGCGAAGAACCCGGAAAACTTTATCTCCATCTCTGTAAACGGCGTGGAGATGAAGATTATCAATGCGGAGCTTTCTTTGGGAGAAATCCTTGTGATCGACACGGAGAAAATGACGGCTTATGTGGAAGATGGAAGCGGGCTTGTGCTGAGAAATGCACTCCCTTATCTCAAGGAGCTGAACTTTCCGGAGCTTAGAATTGGCGAAAACAGCGTTCTTATTCAGGCTGTGAACGGAACCTTTTCAGAGCTAAAAATTAATGCACGAAGCCGCTGGAGGTGATGACATGGCGCTTAAATTAACGATTCAATCACAGGAAGATTTTACGGGCGAATTTCCGGCTGCCCTTGCCAAATCCGGTCTTTGGCGTTTCAACGAGGGCAGCTTCGATGACCAGGGGTTTCTTATGGATTCCTCCGGCAGTAATCGCAAGATGGAAGTCATAAACCGAAGCGGTACAACGGCAGGGATTCGCTCAGGCGTGATGGGAAACTACATCCAGTTAAACCTCCATGATCCGGGAACGGAACAGTCCTATTTAAAACTTACCAATGACGGCGGCATTTTTCAGAATATCGGCGATACGATTTTAGTCGGCGGCTGGATCAAGCCGACGATATACTCTATCGGGAATACCTACTGCCCGCTTTTTAATACCAGATCAGGTCCGGGGCAGCCGATCTTTTATCTTTCCTTCTTTCAGGGAAGACCGCGCGTCATGCTCTATAACGAAGCAGGCTTGCTTATTCTGGACAGGACGACCTCTCCCTCCTTTACTTTAAAAAACGGCGGGATTTATTTTATTGCCTGTACCATTCGGCCAAATGTCAAAACGGCACAGTATGTCATAGGCGACAGGTCGGACGGCAAGTGCTGGGTATCGGAAGCCTACTCTTTTACAGGTGAACTGAACCGCTTATGCACAGCGGATATCATCATGGGCATGCACGCCGGAAGCTACTGGTATGCAGGCGGCTTTGACGACTGGTTTTTGGATACCGACTCAGAACTTACCATACAGGATCTGGAAGCATACTTTCGCTCCTCATATTTTGCAAGCGGCGGCGACAGCGCTTCATCGGTTGATGCATTAACTGAACCCGGCAAAGTGCTCTTAAAGAAAGCAGATGGTGTCTATCCTTTAACCGGAAAGCTTTTGACAACGGCAAAACCTCTGTCTCTTTCCGGTACAGGAAGGATTGCCATTACTAAGGAATATGAAGCGGGCGTAACGGATATTTCAGCGGTGGAATTTGGCCTAAGCTCCGACCTTAATACATGGGGCGAATGGACTGTTCTTCCGGAAGACGGAAAAATCAAGGCTACAGCTAACTACATCCGCTTTCGCATCACCCTTACGACAAACGATACAAAGAAAACGCCAAAGCTTCTTGATATCAGAATCTACGATATCCCCAAAGCCCCTTATGAAAAGATGGGCTTTGCAAGGCCCGTACTTTTGACAAAAGAGGGTGCCTGGGAAGCGGTTCTGGAAAACGCCTACGACATCATTGTCACAAGTGAGGTCAACGGCGAGGATACGCTCCACTTCAAGCTTCCCTTCAGAGATGAGAAAAGAAGCTATTTAGAAAACGAGAAGAAGATTCAAATCGTTGACGATATCTATAAGGTTAGAACCATCAACGACATCAAGGACTCTTCGGGAAACACCGTGACGGAAGTCTATGCCGAAGCGGAGTTTTACGATCTGACCTTCAGCGTCCGCAAAGAAGAAAAAAGCTTTGATGCAGAGACGGCGGAAACAGCGATGGCTTACGCTCTTGAGGGCACAGAGTGGCATGTCGGCACGGTCAATGTCAAGACAAAACGCACCTGGGTATCGCAAGAGAAGAATGCCCTTTCCATCCTTCGTGCTGTTGCAAGCCTTCACGGAGGCGATCTGGTCTTTGACTCATCCAACAGGCTCGTTCATCTCTATACGGTGAGCGGCAGGGATTCAGGCGCTCTTTTTGCCTACAGAAAGAATATGAAAAGCATTGAACGGGTCATCGACACAAGAAATCTTGTGACACGCTTGTATGCACTAGGAGCGGACGGGATGACTTTTTCCGATATCAATGGCGGCAAGCCCTATCTGGAAGATTTCACCTATTCAAATGATGTGCGTATCTCTACACTTGACTGTTCTTCCTTTACCAATCCCTACCAGATGAAGGAGTTCACGGCGATGAGGTTGGCGCAATATGCCAAACCGAAAATCTCCTATGTCCTCCATGCGATGGACTTATCCGTCCTTACGGGCTTTTCTCATGAAGCCTGGTCGCTGGGAGACTATGTCCTTGTAGAAGACAAAGAACTGGGGATTTCCGTTACGACAAGGATTGTGCGAAGAGAATATAACCTGCAGGAGCCTTGGAATACGGTGCTGGAACTGTCGACGACCTTAAAAAATCTCGGATCTTCCGTGGAAAGGCTGGAGACCATCGCAGATACCCTGGAAGGGGCAGGAGCTTTTGGTGGCGGCAACATCTCCGATATGGTGCCCTTTAACCATCTGAAAAACTCTCGGGCGGATGACGGGATGGCCTACTGGCTGAATTCCGGCTTTGAAGCCGTGAACGAGACGGGTGGTACGGGAACGGCCGCTTTTAAGGCGGAAGGTGCGGCAGGACTTACAAAGTCTATGGCACAGACCGTTTATCCTTCCAATCGTAAAAGCTATACCTTGTCTCTGGCCATCGCTTCGGAAAACTTGGAGAAACTTTCGGATACTTCTCAGGTCGGCGTGGAAGTGGAAATTGAGTATGAAGACGGAAGCATTGAGACGAGATTTATTGACCTTTATTAGGGGGTGAGCGGATGGCCTATTTTAGAAAAGTAAAAGACAGCATTGCGCCTAAGGGCTATATGTCAAGGCTAAAATCCGTCACGGTGCGTATCTTTATTTCAGACTGTACCGGACAAATCTTTGTGACGGACATCCTCCTTCAGGGCGGCTCTCTTGCGACCGGCTGGGTGCCGCACCCTTCCGAGATTCGCTTTACGCTGGACGGGTAATGCTATGAAGAAGTTTTACAGGCTCTCAGAGACCATCAATAAAAAGCAGGACAAACGAGTCGTGTCCGTGACAATTAGGCCGCTTTTAACCGACATGGCAGGTGTTGTTTGGCTAACCGATCTTATGCTTCAGGAAGGAGACCGGGTGACGGGCTTTTATCCGCACACGGAGATCATGCTTCAAAAAGAGCGTGAGGGCGGCGTAATCAAGGAGACTGTTTGGTATAACGGAATCGTCCGAGGACAGGAAACCCTGATTCTTTTTAATCTTGGGAAGACTTCCACAGGTCTTGATATCAAGCTATACCCCAAATCGGAGATGGGAGGTGTGACGATCTCGCAGGCGGCAGGCGGACAAAGAGCCTTTTTCCCCGGGATTTTGCAAAAGGACGATGAGCTGATTTTTTCCGCACCGGAAAGAAAGACAACAAACAATGGACAGCCTTTTCAAAAAGAAGGCTTTTATTCCTACAGTGCTGCTTGGGATTCCAAGCACAAGATCGAGCTTCCTGAAGGAAAATCTGCGAGAGTGCTCTTTACCTTACAGCAAATGGAGGAAGGAGGTGAGCCGTTTTGATTGACCCCTTAAAAAATAGAGAAATCATGGTCTGGACCTTTATGGGAAACGCCAGAATGTATGAAGCATTGGAAAAGTACGGAGACCGCATCAATCAGATCGGTCTTTTTTCTTTTAAGGTACGGGCGACAGGTGAAATCTATGAAACGGGAGTTACTATCTCGGACATGATGCCCTATATAAGGAAATGGCCGCATATCCGCTGGCTTTTAACTGTCGCTAACGATGGCTACAATTCCATCTTCAAGGCCATACGGGAAAACACAAACGGTGCACAGGATATGTTCCTCTCCGAGCTTATCCGCATCATGGAAAAGTATCCCTGGTGCGACGGTGTGGATATTGACCTGGAAGGCGGAGGAGATTACTCCACAGCGGCTAAGTCCACAGCGATGTTTCAAAATATCTATCAGGCTGTTAAAAGCTATGACGGTAGAAAACGCATCAACATCTGCCTTCCCGGCATGACAAGCGTGAAAGGCTCGGTCGGCGGTGAAAACTGGTGTGTCTACGGCGACCTTGCACCGTACTGTGATACGGCATCCATTATGAGCTACGGCATGGCCTGGGCGGGTTCTGCTCCGGGGCCTGTTTCTCCGAGAGACTGGCTGGAAGGTATCTATGACTATGCCGTATCCGTGATGCCGCCTGAAAAGATTTATTTCGGCATGCCGGCTTATGGCTGGAACTGGCAGATTTACGACACGCCTGAAAACTTAGGAGACTACTACCGGGGCGTATCGCATACCTATTACGGAGCAAAGAACTGGATGACGGGCTACTATCAGTTTAAGGAAACGGCGCCCGCTTCTCCTCAGATCCCTATCGTTGCTTACTGGGATGATTACGATAAGGGAGCCTTCGCCCTTCCGCATGTCTATGACTACATGGAAGGACGGGATGCGGAACATTACAGCTACCCCTTGATGGGTGAAGTCTATAAACGAAGGCGGTATCTCACCTCTTACGGAAAAACGCAAAAAACAAACTTTGACGGTGTCGTTGTTGACAGAAATGCAGAGCCTGATTCCTATTCCGGCATTGTCTCCATCTCGGACGGAATGATTACGCTCGGTGATAACGGAGAAGCCGTCTATGAGTTTAATGTGCCGGCTGCAGGAAGCTACGATTTGGCTGTTAAACTCGGCTTTCCTTTGTGGGATAAAAACAGTGTCCGGCTTTCACTTGACGGCATAAGCGTTCTTGTCGAGGAACACAGGCTCTGGTGGCCTTACTGGCGGACGACCTTTTGGAAAGGGGTATGGAAGGCGGTCTCTCTATCTGCCGGAACACATACGCTTACGGTATCGGTTGCCGCCAAGGGCGTGCAGTTTTACGGTTTTAAGGTCTGCAGCTCTTTCAGTGAAGAAACATCCGTCAGCGAAGCGAGCTACCTTTTGTCTCCGAGAAAGTTTAAGGACATACACGGCGTGATGGTGGCTCCAAGAGAAGGCTTTAAGCTCACTTTCGAGATGCTTCGGAGGAAAGCGGACTCCGCCCTTATCTGGTATGAGGATTTTAGAGACCGACCACCGCTTCCTGAAAGCTACTGGAGTATCCTTTCCGGTGAATGGCAGGTCTGGCAGGAGGATGAGTTCGGGAAAAACCGTCCCTACTCACAGCTGGAGGGTTACGGAGAGCTTGCCTTAAATTATGGCAGCTTTCACGACCTTCACCTGCGGGCACAGCTCATCTTCCCTCAAAGCTTTACTGGAAGGGCGGGCGTTTTTTTAGGCGATCTGTTCTGCTGCCTGAACTACGAAGCACAGGTGGTGGAGCTTTATCAGGGAGATGTTTTGCTGGGAAGTTATGCGACTTCCTTTGAAAAGACAGCTGATGCCGAGATACGAGATGCCCCGAATCTTTATACGATTGAAATGAGAAAAAGAGGCACGAGTGTCAGGGTGTATTCCGGTGCGTCAAGCAGTCTGCGTTTTCAAAGAACGGTGGCAAATACATCAGGCTTTGCAGGCATACGCTCAGACAGCAAAGTACACTGCCAGCTCTTTCGTGTGGGAGATAGCTTCACCTATGAACCCTACGAGTGCTTTGATGTCGTGCTGCCTGATGGAAGTCGGACAAGTTTTGGCAGGATTCCAAGAACCGGCGTCACTTGGGATGAGGAGTTTCAGGTTTTTACCGTCACCTCCGATATCGAGGAACATGAGACGAGAACGGAAAGCATCTCTCTTGATTATGAGTTTTTCCATTCGAGTCTTCTGCCGCTGGTCTGCGGAAACGACTATCAGGTGAAGGTCATTCCAAGAGACATCAATGTCTGGATTTCACGGCTTTTCTTAGGCGATTCCGACGGCTTTTCCATCCTCTATTACCAGGATGTGGACTCGCTCATCTACTGGGCAAATGAAGCCGCTTATCGCTGGAAAGTCAGGGGTATGTGCATGTGGTCACTCGGCCAGGAGGATTTAAGGCTCTGGGAGTGGCTGCCAAAACAGGTATAGATTTCATCAATTACACCATTTTGTACAAGGAAGTGTCTGCTACAACGCAGGCATTTTTTATTTGGAAGGAGGATTTTTAACATGAAACAAATCTGGTCTGTCGTACAGACAGCATTCACGGCTGTAGGAGGTTTCCTGGGCTGGTATCTGGGAGGGCTTGACGGCTTCCTCTATGCCCTCATCGTCTTTGTTGTCGCTGACTATGTCACAGGCGTTCTTTGTGCCATCAACGACAAAAAGCTCTCAAGCGAAGTCGGCTTTAAGGGCATCGCCAAGAAGGTGCTCATCTTTGTGCTGGTAGGCATCGGAAACATTATTGATGTCTCCATCTTGAAAGAAGGCAGTGCCATAAGGACTGCCGTCATCTTTTTCTATCTCTCGAATGAAGGTATTTCCATCTTGGAAAATTCAGCACACTTGGGGCTTCCCATTCCGAAAGCTCTGAAAAACGTGCTGGAAACACTATCGAAGGAGGATGAGGAAAGTGAATCTTAATAAGCTTATTTTTACAGAAAACGCCTGCTACAAGGCAGGCAGGAAGATTAAGGTCAAAGGCATCATGGTGCATTCGACCGGAGCAAATAATCCTTATCTGAAGCGCTATGTCGGTCCGGATGACGGAAAGCTCGGGAAAAACAAATATAACAATCACTGGAATCAGCCGATGGATAGACAGGTCTGTGTGCACGGGTTTATCGGGAAACTGCAAGACGGCACGATTGCCACTTACCAGACGCTTCCCTGGGATCACAGGGGCTGGCATGCAGGAGGAGCGGCCAACAACACGCACACGAGCTTTGAAATCTGCGAGGATGGACTTAGCGAGCGCTCGTATTTTGAGAAGGTCTACCAGGAAGCGACGGAGCTTTGTGCTTATCTTTGCAGGCTCTATCATCTTAATCCTTTAGGAGACGGTGTCATCATCGGCCACTACGAAGGTCATCAAAGAGGGATCGCTTCCAATCACGGCGATCCGAGACACTGGTTTTCAAAATTCGAAAAGAGCATGGACACCTTCCGTCAGGATGTGAAAAGGTTGATGGGCGGAAGTGCAGTCACGCCTAAGCCTGAAGGTGTTTTATATCGAGTCCGAAAGTCCTGGCAGGATAAGAAGAGCCAGATTGGAGCCTATAAGGTGCTTGCCAATGCCAAGAGAAAGGCAGATGAAAACAGTGGTTACTTTGTGTTTGATGAGAGCGGAAATGCTATCTATCCTAAAAAAGCCGGCGAAGAATACAGCACCTATACCGTAGTCAGTGGCGACAGCCTTTGGCGGATAGCTGCAAGGCTCTTAGGCGACGGAAGAAGATATCCGGAAATCAAAAAGCTTAACAGATTAACCTCCGACATCATCCATGCCGGACAAAAGCTCAAGATTCCGAAAGCGGCTGCGTCTTCTGCTCTAAAAGTTGGAGATACGGTGAAAGTGACGGCTTCCCGTTATGCGACGGGAGAAACCGTGCCGGGATGGGTGAAAGAAAGAACACACAAGGTGTCACAGATAGAAAAAGATAAAGTCCTCCTCGGCTGGCCGGACGGCATTGCATCATGGCTTCCGATTGATGGCGTTAGAAAAATATAA